GTATATAATACGCGCGCACGTAAGGACGGGCTTTTCGACGTGGAATTTGAAACGTTCTGGGATGAATATCCACGGAAGGAAGCCAAGCCAACAGCCCGGAAAGCCTTTGAAAAGGCTATGCAATCAGGTGAAACTCAGGAAAATATCATAGCAGGATTGCAGAGGAACCGACTTCATTGGGAAGATCGAAAATTCATCCCTCACCCCGCAACGTGGCTTAATCAGAAAAGATGGATGGATGATCTGGAAATTTCCGCACCGATCGGAGGCGAGGTTGCAGATACGGGCATAACGGCCCCTACAGCACGCCAGCAGGCCGTTTGGATGCAAGACTGGGTGACACATGGCCCAAGCCGCTGGAAGGTCTACGAGAGGGGTCCAGAGCCCGGGAAACAGGGTTGCAGGATAGACCCATCGGTGCAGGAAGCGTTTTTGAAGGGAAAAGCGGCATGATTACCCGTTCACGCCGCTTCAGATGATCAGCCCTCAGCCTCGATGCAGGCATCGCTCACCTGATGGAAATTCCCCCGCAATCCGGTATAAGGTACACCATGGACGAAAAGACCCGCAATCAGCTGCTAAGCCGAAACACGCGCAACGGCGTCGTTAGCTGGCAGTCGGTCGCCAAGCAGCTTGGCGTGTCGATAGACCAGGCAAAGGCGATCATGTCCAAGGGCTCGGAACGGGCAGAGCCAGCAAAGGCAGCGAACCGCAAGAGCCTTCGCGATCTGATCCTTATCGCTATAGATCGAACGCCCCTGACATCTGATCAATTGGCTGGGAGGCTTAGGGTAACGACGGAAAGCGTTAGGCTGTGGCTTCAGGAGGCCAAAAGGCAAAATCTTGCGCATCCGCACCGGGAACGGGGAATGAGTTCGTCTGTGTGGGTAATTACACCGCAAGGGCGGATTATCGTGCAACAATTGACCGCAAAAGGGGCAAATGATGGAAGATAATTCTAAAAATACGCCCGATAGTGAAGAAAGCAATTTGCTTCCAGTTGCTAAACCAAAATGGATACCGCCCATGGCTGGGAAGGGCCGGGCAAAAGGCCAGATCAATAAATACTCCAAGAACGTTAAGATGCTCATGTCCGACGCTTTTGAAGGCATCGGCGGGCTTGAAGCGTTGATTGCATGGGGGAAAGACAATCCGGGGGAGTTTTACAAGCTATGGATCAGGATCCTGCCCTTGGAGATCAAGAGCGAGAGCACCGTAGGAATTACGATCATGGCAACCCGGATAGATGAAAGCCTGTGATGTTTTCGCTGACAGAGCGTCAAGAGGCAGCGCAATCCATCCTAGCGGGGGATGCGAAGCATATTATGCTCTTTGGAGGCTCAAGATCGGGTAAAACTTTCCTCCTGATGCGCAATATCGTCATGAGGGCGCTAAAGGCTCCGGGCTCCCGTCATGGCGTATTCCGGTTTAGACAGAACGCGATCCGACAATCCATATTTTCCGACACGTTTCCCAAGGTCATGCGCTTGGCCTTTCCATCGGTTCCGGTGGAGATCAACAAGACCGAAATGACGGCAAAGCTCCCCCGTGGAAGCGAGATCGTTTTTTCCGGGCTCGATGATGCCGAGCGTGTGGAAAAGATTTTGGGTATGGAATTTGTCACGGTCTATTTCAACGAATGTTCCCAGATCCCCTATCAATCGATCCAGATTGCCCAAACCAGGTTGGCACAGAAGGTCAATCAGGTGATGGAAGGGCGGCCTGATCAGGTATTAAGGCCGCGTGGCTATTACGACCAAAACCCGCCGTCAAAGGCGCATTGGTCCTATCAGGTGTTTGTCAAAAAGGTGGACCCGGAAACAGGACGCGGTCTGGCCAAGCCTGACGAATATGCGAGCTTCAAGATCAGCCCGGAGGATAACGCTGCGAACATCTCTGATGATTATCTGGATACGTTGCGCGGGATGAGCGCGCGGATGCGGCTGCGGTTTTTGGACGGTGAATTTGCCGATGCGACGCCGGGGGCGTTGTTCACAGATGAGACCATCGAAAAGCACCGTGTATCCGATGGCGCATTGCCGGACATGGTGAGGGTTGTTGTTGCGGTGGATCCATCCGGGGCCGGTGACGTGGACAACGCCGATAATGACGCGATCGGCATTGTGGTTGCCGGACTGGGTATCGATGGCGTTGCCTATGTGCTGGAAGACCTGACCGTGAAGGCAGGCCCAGCGACTTGGGGGAACATCGCGACCACGGCTTTTGATCGGCATCAGGCCAATTGCATCGTCGCTGAGACGAACTACGGCGGGGCGATGGTTACCCAGACGATACAGGCATCAAGGCCAAGGACGCCGGTCAGAACGGTCACGGCAAGCCGGGGCAAGCATGTAAGGGCAGAGCCGTTCAGCGCCCTGTACGAGGCCGGGAAGGTCCGCCATGTAGGCGAGTTCCGCGAGATGGAAGCCGAACTGACCGCGTTCAGCACCTATGGCTATTCAGGTGGCGGATCGCCCAACCGTGCCGACGCCTTGATATGGGCGTTGGCTGAATTGTTCCCCGGCTTGACGCGCCCTAGAACGGATACCCAGTCGCGCCCGGCGGTCATCGTTCCAAAGACGGTTACCGGCTTCAACCGGCGCTAACCTTGCCAATTTGGGTAAGTTCCGGCACCGGATAGGCAGCTAGCGGGGTTCCAGATGCAAGATCAGCCATTGCCGGACATGATGGAAGTTGAGGACGGGGAAGACGAAAGCATCCTTGCCGAGGCCTTGGAGCAGTTCCAGACGGTTTGGGATGCGACGGCGGAAGAACGACGCCTTGCCTTGGAAGATCGCCGCTTTGCTATGGTTCCCGGCGCTCAATGGGAAGGGCCGTGGGAACAGCAGTTCGAAAATTCCATTCGGGTCGAGATTAACAAGACCGTTCAGGGCGTTGAAAAGATCATCAACGATTATCGCTCCAACCGGATGATGGTTGATTTTCGCGGTGTCGGGTCCGGTTCGGATCAGGACACGGCGGATTTTCTCGATGGGCTCTATCGCGCGGACTTTTGGCGCTGCAAGGGACAGCAGGCGACGGATAACGCGGTTGAAGAGGGCGTTCTGGGCGGGCAGGGCGCAGTCCGGCTGGCTAATGAACTGGAAGACGAACTAGACCCCGATAACGAGACGCAGCGCATAGCGATCCGCATGATCGCCGATGCTGACCAATCGGTGTTTTGGGACCCGAATGCCAAGCTGATGGATAAATCCGATGCGATGTGGTGCATCGTGGTTACCGAAATGGCAAAGGAAGCGTTTGAGGCTGAATATCCGGGCAAGTGCACAAGCTGGCCTGAACCGCGCCTGACCCGCCGCTACGATTGGTTCCGGGTCGATACGGTTCGAGTTGCCGAGATGTATCGTGTGGAGATCAAGGCACAAAAGCAGCATGTATTCAAACACCGTCTGACCGATGAGACCCGCATGTCATGGGCGGCTGACATGGACCAGGGCGATTTGGAGGCCATGGACATCGAAGGCTGGCAGCTATTGCGAAGCCGGATGGTCAAGCGGCGTCGGGTCATGAAGTGGAAGCTGACCGGCGCGGAAATACTGAGCGGGCCGGTTCGGATTGCAGGCGATCAAATCCCGGTAGTCCCCTATTACGGCAAGCGGTGGTTCATCGACGGCTTGGAACGCAGTCGGGGCCATGTTCGCTTGGCCAAGGACCCTAACCGTATTTACAACGCCCAGATCAGCAAGCTGACTGAAACGGCGGCTTTGGCTCCGACTGAACGGCCTATCCTGTTGCCGGAACAGGTTGCTGGCCATGAAACGCAATGGGCAGAGGCGAACATCAATCGCGCGCCCTATTCGCTGATCAACCCGATCATCAACCCAGCCGATGGTTCGATCACCATATCAGGGCCGGTCGGAACGGTAGCACCGCCGCAACTGTCTCCGGTCATGGGGGCTCTGATCCAGATCACGGCGGCTGACATTGCCGAATTGACATCGGCAACCGATGGCGCGGATCGGGCTATGTCGAACGTATCGGCTGAGGCGATGAACATTGCCGCTACCAGGTCGGACGACAAGACCGGGATTTACATGGACAACGCCCGGCAGTTCCATCAGCGCATCGGGGAGGTGTGGCTTTCCATGGCGCGGGAAGTCTACATCGAGGAAGGCCGGGAAGTGGAAACACGCGGGCCGGATGGCGAGGTAGGAACCGCGCAACTGATGATGCCGGTAAGCGATGCCCAAGGGCGATACCGCATCGCTAACGATCTTTCGGCTGGCAAGTATCACGTCATCTGCGAAGTGTCGGAGGCGACGGCAACAAGGCGTGAC